TCATCAATATGTAAATAGATTAGCTAAAGTTATTAGCACACCTATAATAGGTAAAACAGATATACAAGCAGGAGATATAGTTGTGGTTCATCATAATGTTTTTAGACGTTGGAATGATGTTCACGGTATTGAAAGAAATAGCAAAAGTTATTTTGACGAAAACACGTATATTATAGATACTGATCAAATATTTTTATATAAAAGAAAAAATAAATGGTCAGCTCCAAAAGGATATTGTTTTGTAAAACCTATAGAATCTATTGACAAACTCAATATAGAAGTAGAAAAACCACTTATGGGAATAGTTGAGTATAGCGATGGAACTGTTGATAAAAACGATTTAGTTGGTTTTAGACCAAGCTCTGAATACGAGTTTATTATCGATGGACAAAAGCTATACAGAGTGTTCTCACACTTTATTACAATTAAATATGAATATCAAGGAAACGAAAAGGAATATAATCCTAGCTGGACACAGAGCAGTTGAAGAACTTATTAAAGTTGCCAAAGAAGACATTGTAGATTCTGACGATGATATATCGGCTGATAGATTAAAAAATGCTGCAGCAACTAAAAAGTTAGCTATATTTGACGCTTTTGAAATACTTAACAGAATACAAGAAGAAGAAAATTTACTTGAAGGTAAGTACGTTGAAGATGAAGTTAAAGTATTTAAAGGTTTTGCTGAAGGAAGATCAAAATAATGTACGAGCAAAATTTATTTAAAGTTGTTGAGCCAATAAAAAAAACCACAATAAGCAGACTTAACAAAGGTAAAAAGTGGAAATATGGTTATAACAAAGAACAAGACCTTGTTGTTATATCTAGAACTGGTCAAATAGGAGATATATATGAAATACAAAACTTTAAAATTGCACTGCCAAAAACTACTGACGTATACAGCAACAAAGAAAAAAAGTGGAAACAGTTTGAGTATCCTAAAGAGTTATCAAGACTTAAAAGCATATTTGACTGGAAAAACTATCCAGAAGAAAAGAAAGCACAATGGCACGACTATATTGACGAAGAGTTTAAACGAAGAGATGACGGCTTTTGGTTTAATAATAATGGGAAGGATACCTACATTACTGGTACTCATTACATGTATCTCCAATGGAGTAAAATTGATGTAGGTGCGCCAGATTTTAGGGAAGCAAATAGATTATTCTTTATATTCTGGGAAGCGTGCAAAGCAGATAAGAGATGCTACGGTATGTGTTATCTTAAAAACAGAAGATCTGGGTTTTCTTTTATGTCCTCTGCTGAGACTGTCAATCAAGCTACGATTTCGACAGATGCAAGGTTTGGTGTACTATCTAAAACAGGATCTGATGCCAAAAAAATGTTTACAGATAAAATTGTACCTATATCAATTAACTACCCGTTTTTCTTTAGTCCTATTCAAGATGGTATGGATCGGCCTAAATCAGAACTCGCTTATAGAGTACCTGCGTCTAAGTTTACTAGAAAGAAGATCACAACAAACGAAAAGTTAGAAGAAATACAAGGATTAGACACGACTATAGACTGGAAAAATACAGGTGATAATAGTTATGACGGTGAAAAGCTACAACTACTAGTACATGATGAAAGTGGTAAATGGGAAAGACCTGATAATATTTTAAATAACTGGAGAGTTACAAAAACATGCTTACGATTAGGTAGTAGAATTATAGGTAAGTGCATGATGGGCTCAACTTCAAATTCATTAGACAAGGGTGGGGAAAACTTCAAAAAACTATACAACTCATCAGACGTTACCAAGCGAAACAGAAATGGACAGACAGCGTCTGGTTTATATTCTCTTTTTATCCCAATGGAGTGGAACTACGAAGGATTTATTGACGAACACGGAGTTCCAGTCTTTGACAATCCAAACCATGATGTCTTTGACCCACACGGAGAGTTAATAGATGTAGGTGTTATAGAAAACTGGCAAAACGAAGCAGATGGTTTAAAAGGAGATCAAGATGCTTTAAACGAATTTTACCGCCAGTTTCCAAGAACCACTGAGCACGCTTTTAGAGACGAAACAAAAAACAGTATATTTAACCTAGTTAAAATATACGAACAAATAGATTACAACGAAGAAATGTCAAGAACATTAGGAATTACTCAGGGTAATTTTCAATGGGTTAATGGTATAAAAGACAGCCAAGTTATATTTTACCCAGATAAAAAAGGTAGATTTAAAGTAAGCTGGGTGCCGCCATCAAACATACAAAACAAAGTTGTAATTAAAAATGGTGTCAAACACCCAGGAAATGTACACATGGGTGCTTTTGGTTGTGATAGTTATGATATATCAGGTACTGTTGATGGTGTTGGCTCTAAAGGAGCTTTACACGGGTTAACCAAGTTTAGTATGGAAGACGCGCCAGCTAATCAATTTTTTCTAGAGTACCTAGCAAGACCACAAACTGCAGAGATGTTCTTTGAAGACGTTTTAATGGCATTAGTATTTTACGGGATGCCTATACTCGCAGAGAACAATAAACCTCGTCTATTGTATTATTTAAGAAGACGTGGTTACAGAGGTTTTAGTATGAACAGGCCGGACAAGATTTGGAACAAACTATCTGTAGCTGAAAAAGAAGTTGGTGGAATACCTAACTCAAGTGAAGATATAAAACAAGCTCATGCTGCCGCAATTGAAATGTATATTCAAGATCATGTAGGTTTAAGCACTGATGGTATTTATGGTAGTTGTTATTTTAACGAATTACTAAATGACTGGGCTAAGTTTGATATAAACAAAAGAACAAAGCATGATGCGTCTATAAGTTCTGGACTAGCTATAATGGCAAACAATAGACACTTGTACGCGCCAAACGCAAGGGTAGAAAAACCTAAACTAAATATAAGTATTGCTAGATATGCAAACAAGGGTAATACATCTAAATTAATTAAAAAATAAATATGGCAGATTCTGTTATCAATAATTATTTTCCAAGCCAAGTCGTAAGTGATTTGGAAAAAATGAGCTATGATTATGGTTTAAGTGTTGCTAGAGCGATAGAAACAGAGTGGTTTCATGTTGATAGAGGTTCTAATAGATATAGAAGTAATCAAAATGATTTTCACAAGTTAAGATTATACGCTAGAGGAGAACAATCGATACAAAAGTATAAAGATGAGTTGTCAATAAATGGTGATTTATCTTATTTAAACTTAGACTGGAAACCAGTACCTATAATACCTAAGTTTGTTGATATAGTTGTAAATGGTATAGCAGAAAGAATGTATGATGTAAAAGCTTATTCACAAGATCCATTTGGTGTTAGCAAGAGAACAGAATACATGGAGTCTATACTGTCTGACATGAGAACTAAAAAAATTAGCGAGTTTACTGAACAAGCTTTTGGTATGTCACTGTTAGATAATCCAAAAGAATCTTTACCAGATTCAAAAGAAGAACTAGACTTACACATGTCGTTAACATACAAGCAAGCTGTAGAGTTAGCAGAAGAACAAGCTATCAATGTTTTGTTAGAAGGTAACGATTATGAATTAATTAAAAAAAGATTTTATTACGATATTACAACAATAGGTATTGGTGCTGTAAAAACAAGTTTTAATACATCTGAAGGCGTTACTATCGATTATGTTGATCCAGCTGACTTGGTTTATTCTTATACTGAGTCACCATACTTTGATGATATATATTACGTTGGTGAAGTTAAAATGATACCTGTAAACGAGCTTGTAAAACAATTTCCACATTTAACAGAGAGTGACTTAGCTGATATAGTTAAAAACAAAAGTTACCACAAGTCTAATTATCACAACAGCAACTATAATTTAAACGAAGAAGATAATAATAAAGTTCAAGTTTTATATTTTAATTATAAAACGTATATGAACGAAGTTTACAAAGTAAAAGAAACTGGTAGTGGAGCTGATAAAGTTTTAGCAAAAGATGATACTTTTAACCCACCACAAGGTATGGAGGGTGAGTACGCTAAACTGCAAAGATCTGTAGAGTGTTTGTATGAGGGAGCTTTAATACTTGGTACTAAAAAATTACTTAAGTGGGAAATGTCTAAAAACATGATGCGACCTAAGAGTGATTTTACTAAAGTAAAAATGAACTACGCTATTGTTGCGCCACGTATGTACAAAGGAAGAATAGAGTCTTTGGTTGGTAGAATTACTGGTTTTGCTGACATGATACAGCTTACACATTTAAAGCTACAACAAGTAATGTCTCGTATGGTACCTGATGGTGTTTATTTAGATGCTGATGGACTTGCGGAAATAGATTTAGGCAATGGTACTAATTATAGTCCACAAGAAGCGTTAAACATGTTTTTCCAAACAGGATCTGTTATTGGTAGATCATTTACTTCAGAAGGTGATATGAATCCAGGTAAAATACCTATACAAGAAATACAATCAGGTTCTGGTAGTGGTAAAATGCAAACTTTAATTCAAACATATAATTATTATTTACAAATGATAAGAGATGTGACTGGATTAAACGAGGCTAAAGATGGTAGCACACCAGACAAGTATTCTTTAGTTGGTGTACAAAAACTAGCTGCGGCTAATTCTAACACAGCAACAAGACATATACTACAATCAGGTTTGTTTTTAACAAAAGAAGTTTGTCAATGTTTATCAATGCGAGTTTCAGATATATTAGAGTATTCGCCAACAGCAAACGCTTTTATACAGCAAATAGGATCTCATAACGTTGCTACATTAAAAGAAATGTCACAACTACACTTATATGACTTTGGTATATTTATCGAGCTTATGCCTGATGAAGAAGAAAAAGCAATGCTTGAAAACAATATTCAACAAGCGTTATCTCAACAAGGTATTGATTTAGAAGATGCTATTGATCTTAGAGAAATAAAAAGTATTAAACTTGCTAATAGATTGTTGAAGATAAGACGTAAGAAGAAAAAAGAAGAAGATCAAAAAATGCA